GACAACGGAACCGGCGCCGTTTGGCACGTTGAAGGCGTTTTGCGACATCGCCGGTCAGCCCTTCGCATCCATTGTCTCGCCGTAATAATCGATCCAGGCGACGGTTTCCGCCGGGAAGACCTGGCCGCCCGCTCGCAGCGCCCTGAAGCCCAGCCAGATCGCCCGCAGGGCGGCCGGTTCGGGCGTCTCGCTGGCCGGCGGCTCGTTCGGCGGCAGCGGGTCGAAGCGGCCGGCGGCGGCGTTCCAGCGGTATTTGCCGGGCGCCAGGTCGCATTCGTCCGGCACCGCCACGCAGCCCGCCTCGCCGATCCAGTCGGCATCGACGCTGCGGCGATCGTAGCCGGCCAGCCGCCCGCTGTCGTCCAGCAGCGCCACGGTCACCTTGCGCAACTTCTTTTTCGTCGCTTGCTTCGTCATTCAGACAATCTCCTCGGCCGTCACCGACAGCGCGGTGCAGTGAAGGTTATAGGTTTGATCGCGCGTCGTCAGCCGCGCCTCGAATTCCAGGCCCCGGGCATTGACATCGGCGGCCGTCAGCCGGCGCCAGGCCGACCAGGTCGGGCTGGCCGCCGGGTCATCGTCGGTCTCGCGAAACCAGACCTGCAGGTCACCGTCCGCCGAATCGGCGCCGTCGATATCGTCCCAGCTGTCGATATTGGTCGTGCGGTCGTCGATCAGGTCCAGCGTATTGATGGCGCTGGCCGTCACATTGGCGGTCAGCCGCACCGTCTTGACCGTGGTGAAATCCATGCCGCCGGCAAAACTGTAGGTGCCGCTCAGGGCCGCGCCGCCATAGCCGTCCAGCGAGCTGACCGCGTCGAAATCCGGGATATCGTCGAACAGCCCGGCGCCGGCCAGTTTCAGCACGCCGCCGGCGACCACCGTATTGTTGTGGGTGCCCGGGAAGGTCGAATGCTCGGTGACCGTATCGACATTGGCGAAGGTCAGATGCTCGGCCGCCTTGCTGCTGGCGGTCACGATCGCCGCGCTTGGGATCCCGCTGCTGTCATAGGGCCGCAGCAGATAGGTGCCGGCGCGCAGCGGCACCATGGCCTGGGTGGCGTCGCCGGGCAGCGGATCGCTGACCTCGGTGGCCGCCGCCCAGGTGGCCCCGGTCAGGGCCGGCGAATGGCGCACCCGGATGCGCCCACCGATGCGCACATCCAGATCGGCCGAACGGTCCCAGCGCAGGATGGCGATGGCCGACAGGGCGGCGATCGACAGCCCGGTCAGCGCCGCCGGCGGCGCCAGCAGACCCTGGATTTCCTTTGTGACCACCTCGCTGTAATCGGAAAAGCCGCCGTAATCGTTGGTGGCCAGCACGCGGAATTCATAGCTGCCGGGCGCGATGTCGTCGATGTTCGTGGTGATGTCCGGTGCCTTGGCCGTGGCGGTCCAGCTGGTGGCGCCCGCGAGGCGGTATTCGACGATATAGCCGTCGACCACGGCGCCTTCCGGCGCGGTCCAGCTGACCACCGCGCGCGCCTTCACGCCGGCGCCGTCGCGGCTGACATAAAGGCTTTCGCTGATCGACGGGTCGCCGGGCTGCGGGATGATGAAGGGATTGCCGAGAATCGTGTTCGGCGCCGGGTCGATGGCGCTTTCCTCGTCGGTGGTCCAGTCGAAAATGCTCGCATCGGTCTCGCGCAGCGCCAGATCCACGCCAAGCATGGGCACCCCGCCGCTGTCCTCGATCGCGAGGCCCCAGCTGATCACCTCGAAATTCTTGGCCGCCCAGCCGAATATATCGTTGCTGACCGGCACGATGTCGCCGGGCACGATATTAAAGGCGGTCAGCTTGCAGGGCAATTCTGCGGCCAGCTGCTGGCGGCCGCGCAGCAATTCGATCTTGGCCAGCCGCTGCGCCATCGATGGCGACAGGGTAAAGGCGAGATCCATTTCGCGCCACAGCCGGCGGCCGCCGTCACGCGCCTTGAAAGTCTCGCTGGTGACCGGCGGAAAATCCTGCGGCGCCCACGATTTATAGGGATCGACGAACAGGCCCTTGACGCCGTTGGCAAGATCCTGCCGCGAGACCAGCGGGCTGGCCCGCACCGGGCCGCGTAGATCGTCCTCGGCCAGGCCTTGCGTTTCCGGCGTGCGCCAGGCGCCGGAATGGATGAACCATTTGCCGGCCTTCTTGATCATGGCGCCGGCGTCCGCCGTATTCAGCGCCGCCATGATCTTTTCCGGCTCGGCCGCGCTGTCGATCATGCCGTCGCAGGTATAGCGCGGCTCGCCGGTCCGCGTCACCGTATGCACGCCGCTGCCGATATCGCTGATCGTGATCGCGACATCGGCCAGCGCATTGGCGTAAGAGCTGGCCAGCGCGAATATGGTGATTTGCGTTTCGTCGTCGTCCTCGTCGATATCCCAGCCCTTGCGAATGAAATCCGCGAGATGGGCCTGGAAGGCGACCGATTTGCGGGTGCGGTCGCGCGGCGGCAGGATGCGTCGGGGAATCACGTAATAATCGGTGCCGGTGGCCAGCGGCGCCGGCAGCGTCCCGGTGGTCGTCAGCTGCACGCGATCGCCGACCAGCCAGCGGCTGTTCATGCTGCCGCGCCACAGATAACCGGCCAGGGTCGGCGTTTCGCAGGTCGTCAGCGCCGCTTCCGCGGCCGTGCAATCCGATACCTCGCCGGCGGCCAGCGCCGCCTGGCAGGCCCGTAGCGCCTGGCGCGGGCCGCTGCAATCCTTGATCTCCGCGGCGGAAAAGTTATCGCTGGTCTGCACCACCGCGACCATTTCCTCGTCGATATTGGCCGCCTCGATCACGCTGGCATCGTCGATTTCAGCGACCGCAGTGCCCAGGCCATATTCCGCGTCGGTCAGATACCAGCGCTTGATCAGCGCCGGGTTGCGCGTCCAGCGCGTGCCGCCGTCGCGCGGATCGTAGACTTTCAGGCCGCGAATCACCGCCGAGATTTCCGGCACCTTGTCGAACAGATCCTTGTTGTAGCGGAACCGGCCATAGGTATAGGCAATGCCGTTGCCGACATGGGCGCTGGTCCACTCGGCGACCTCGGCCACCAGATCCGCATCGGCCAACTGGCCCGATGCGCCGGTATGCACCTTGATCCGCGCATGGCTGTTGAGATTGTCGCCCAGGAAACGCGGCACGATCAGCTGGGCGAAGCCGGCGAACCGGCCCCGCAGCGATCCCGCCTCGCCGGTCTCGCTGCCGTCCTCATCGATCGTCACCGGCTCGCCGCTGACCAGCACCTCGCGAAAACTGTGGACCTCATGACCGGCATGGGCGACCACCAGGTGCAGTATCTTGTTGTTTTCGGTGGTGGTGAAATAGATCCGCGGGCCGCCAATTCGAATCTCGCCGACAATGATGCGGCGGCTGGTCACCGGATCGGTGACATTTACCGTGCGCGGCGCGCCGCCGAAACCGCCGCCGGCCGATGGCTGCAGCGCCTGGCTGATCACACCGATCGCCAGCGATAGCGAGGCCCCCACCAGGAAGGCGCCGAATGAAAAACCGATCACCAGGCTGCCGGCCACCACGGCGCTGCCCACCGCGAAGCCGGCGCCGATGCCGGCCGCAATGGCGCCGATCGCCACCGGCGGCATTAGCCGACCTTCCAGGCGCGCAGCGCCGCCGACATCGGCGCGAAATCGAGCCCGGCCGGCCCGGCGAAACAGAGCATGGCGCCGGTGCAGATGCCGGCGGCCTGCGCATCCAGGGCCGTTTCGATATCCAGGGCGGCAAATAGCACCGCGTCGCCGCGCTGCGCAAAGCCGGGCGCGATTTCCGGCCAGCCCAGATCGGCAAAACTCCTTTCCATCGCTTGCGCCAGGCCACCGCCGGCATAGCGTTTCAGGGCGCCGGCGGCGCCGCGCCGCGTTCTATAGGCCGGCTGCCATTTGTGGCAGCGAAAATTGTTGACCGGCGGCGCGGCAACCGGCCGCCCCCGAAAGGCGGCGGCCGGATCCGCGCCGGTCATTGCCAGGCAGCAATCGGCCATGAACAGGCCGCAATCATGCCGGCCCCAGACAAACGGCTTGTTGCGGGCCGTCTCGATGGCTGCCGCCAGGCGGGCCGGCCAATCCTCAATCCTCATTGCCATTTGACTTCCCGCTCGCCCAGCTCGGCGACGAATTCGAAAAACAGGTCGCCGGGCCAGAGCAATTGCTGGTCCTGGTCGCTATAGCGCCGCAGCCGCGGCCGCTTCAGGTCAATCAGTTCCGATTCCGCCTTGACCGCGATGCGGCCGCCGGCGGCAGTCTGGTCGATCACCGGCTGGTCGACCCAGCCGGAAAACACCAGCAGCGGATCCAGCACGATCGCGCCGGCATTGTCCAGGAAGCCGAGCCAGACTTTCACCGTATCGCCCTGGCTGCTGTCGGCCAGCACCAGCGCCAGCAGCCCCGCATCGATGCCGTCCAGCCATAGTTCGATACCGGCGGCGCGAATTTCGAGCGTTTCCTCGATCGGCGAAATGCCGCCGAATTCGCCGACGCCGGCCCAGGTCTCGCCGGTCCAGGTCAGATCGCCGATCCCGGACCAGACATGCGTCACGCCCGATTGCCAGACAATTTCCGCGAACAGGATGGGCGCGACCACGCGGCCGGCCAGCTCTGCCTTGACCGCCGCCGTTGCCCCGCGGCTGCCCATTAAATCACTTCCTGGGCCGAAAAATCGATGCCGAAGAATTGCGCCTCGTCGACATCCCAGCGTTGGCGATTGTCGGCCAGGCGGAAGTGGCCGACGCAATTGGAAACGGTAATCGGATCGTTGTCGGCCGGGCTGGCGCGCAGCTGCGGCCAGATATCCAGCGCCGCCAGGCCGGCGCCGTCTGAATCGGCATCGACCAGGATCTTGTGCAGCCGCGCGCCGGATCCGCTGCCCAGCTGGATCCAGTCGCCGGCCTTCAGGATTCCGGTCTGCGATATTGTCCAGCCCTTGCTATTCAATATGGCGCCGGTCTGCGCGGCACCATCGACCAGCGGCGTTCCGGTAGCGATGCCGCGCGGCGTGGCGCCGGCCGGATCGCCGATCAGGAATGTGCCCTCGACGCCGTTCAGGCTGACCAGGAAGGAAATATAGTCCTCTGCGGCCGCGCGCTTCATGGCCGGCAGCTCGATATCCAGCGCCCAACGCTGGCCGGCATGGCGCTGCACCTGCTCGGCGAAGGTGAAAGGCGATTGATGGATGCCCACGGCGCTGTCCGGGCCCAGCCGGAAGCGCCGCGGCGCCGGGCTGGCCGGCGGCGTCAAGGGATAGGTTATCGTCATGCGGCGATCCGCCCGCCGCGGCGGCGCGTGTCGTACATTTTCGCCGCCACCCGCGATTCGATGCTGGCATTGAGGCGCGCCAGCAGGCCCTCGAGGCGCGCCACCGCCTCAAGGCTGGCGCCGCGCATGTCGATGCTGCCGATGACGATGCCGCCGCCGGCGCCGCCGGCGCGCTGCTGCGCCTCGGTTTCCACCGTCACCCGCTCGCCCCTGCTCAGCCGCAGCGGCACGTAATTGGCATCGGTGCCGCCGCGCCCGCCGACGGTGAATTGCCCGCCGCTGGCGAACGGCGTGCCGGCGATGTCGCCGGGCGTCGGACTGACGCCGCCGCCGCCGAATAGGCCGCTGGTGAGGCCGGAAAAGAAACTGCCGACCGTCGATTCGATCGGCCCCAGCACGGCGGCGCGCAGGATCACCTGGCCGATCGCCGCGGCCAGGTTGCGCATGGCGTCGGCGGCGTTCTCGGCGCTCAGTATCATGCGTTCCATGCCGCCGGTGATTGTCTGGGCGGCGGTGGCGGCCGCGCGTTCACTGCGCTGGCGCTGTTCGGCCAGTTTTTGTTCGGCGGCCTGGCGCTGTTCTTCCAGCCGTTCCTCAAGCGCCCGCTGTTCTTCCAGCCGTTGCCGTTCGGCCTCGCGCAGCGCGACGCTGCGATTCGTGGCCGCTTCCAGATGATCCAGATAGGTTTTGAAGGGCGCCAGGTTTTCCTGCGATCGCTGGATATTGGCGTCCATCAGCGCGTTGTGGATACGCTGCTCGGCATTGACGCGGGCCAGCCGGCCCTCGCTTTCGCCGAACAGCAGATTGCGGTTTTCCAGGCTGACAATCTGCCGGTCCAGCTGGGTCTGCAGATCGCCGATTACCTTGCCGGCATCGGCGCCGGCGGCGGCGCCCGCCGGGACTGCGCCGGCGCCGCCGCCGCCTTCATTCATTTTCCGCATCAGGTCGATGCGCGCCTGCAGCGCCCCGGCGGCGGCCTGCATGTCGCGGACCTCGGCGCGAATCTTGTTGGCGCCCCAGATGTCGCCGGCGCGCTCGAAGCGCTCGAGCGTGGCCTGCAGTTCCTTCAGCTTTTCGTTGGTGATGTCCAGATCATATTGCAGCGTGGCGATGCTGTAATCCTTGGGATCGAAAGACATTCTCTCATGCGCGATCGCCAGCAATTCGATGAATTTCAGCAGCCCGGTAACCGTGCGATCGATCACCGGCGCCAGCTTGACCATGGTGGCGGTAACCTTCATTTCCAGCACGGTCGACAGGCGGGTCAGCTGGTCGTTGGCGCGCTCGGCGTTGCGGATCAGATCGGCGTCGATCACCACGCCTAGGCTGCGCGCTTCCTCTCGCATCCTGGCCACCGCGGCCGAACCGTTGCGGAACATATTGACCAGCGCCGCGCCCTCGCTGTCGAATCCCTTGAAGGATAGCCGCAATTGTTCCTGTTCGCTGCCGGCGCCGGCGATGGCGTCGGCGTAATCGTTCAGCACCGCCTCGATGCTGCGGGTGCGGCCCTGCGCGTCGGTCACCGCGATGCCGTATTGTTTCAGGGTGCCGACCAGCTCGCCCTTGCCCTGCACCGCCTCGCCGACGCGCCGGCTGAAACGCTGCATCGCCATGTCGAAGGTGGCCGTCTTGACGCCGGCCAGATCGGCGGCGAAGCGGTATTCCTGCAGCGCATCGGTCGACAGCCCCACCTTGTCGGCCGTCTTGGCGATGGCGTCGGCAGCTTCCAGCGAGCGCTTGGTCAGCAGCAGCATGCCGGCCGGGCCGCCGATCACCAGCAGGCGGCGGGCGATGCGGCCGGCGGTGCGGTCGATGCTGCCGAATCCCTTGTCAAGACGCGCCAGGCTGCGATTCATGCGCGCCGTGCTGCTGGTCAGCGCGCGCTGGGCGCGGCCCATATCGGCGGCGAAGGCGGCCGAGTTGGCCTGCAGGTCCACCGACATTGCGCCGATCGCTGTTGCCATCAATCACCCCCGCACTTGTAACGCGAAATATTCTTGTGTTATAAACGCTGCGAAAGGAACATCATCATGGATATGGACGTTTTTTTGATCCTGGCGCTTGCCAGCATCGGTTATTTTCTGCCGATACTCGTCGCCGCCGCGCGCGATCACCCCAGCGCGATGGCCATTGCCGCACTCAATGTTTTGCTGGGCTGGACGCTGCTGGGCTGGATTATCGCTTTGGTCTGGTCGCTCACCGCAGCCGGCCGGGGCGGCGCTTCGCGTTCATAAGATCCAGCGTTTTTATTGCCCGCGCTGCCATCGCCGCGCGCAGCCCGGCCGGGTCCGCGCTTTGCTTCGCCGGCGCCTGCGCCAGCCGGTCCAGCGCCATCCATTCGGCCAGCTCGCGCGCCGGCATGCGCCGGCCCAGCTCCGCCACCGTCATGCCCAGCCGCTCCGCCAATTCGAATTGATAGCGGCGCAGCGGCCGGGCGATCAGTTTTTTTCCAAATCCTCGATATCCTGCACGGTGATGAAATTCAGCGCCTGGGCGGCGGCGAAAACCCGGTCCATGGCCTTGCCGCCCTTTTTTTCTAGGCGGACCTCATCGGCTTCGGTGAACAGCGGGTTGCCATCCGCATCGATGGCGCACAGCACCACCAGGCGGGCGCGCGGCCGCCGCGGCTGCGGCGGCGTGGCCAGGGCGCGGTCGAACGTCACCTGTTCGAAGGAATCGCGCTCGGCCGTGGTGATCGAGCGCACCCGCACCAGGCCGCCCCATTCCGGCACCCGGACATCGCGATGCGGCATGTCCTCGGCGTCCAGGATGGCGGCGCGATCCAGCAGGCGCGGCGCGGCGTTGGCCTTGCCCTTGCTCTTTTCCGCCATTAGCTGGTGGCCCGCGCCAGGTCTGGCGCATCGCTGACCAGGCTGGGCACCCAGCTGGCCGGCGCATCGATCACCGCGCCGACCGAACCCGCCAGCGGCGTGTAACTGGTCAGCAGCCCGTTGCCGGTATATTGGGGATTGGTCGCGCTGACCACGGCCGTGGCGGGCCGCAGCACCAGCGCGCTCTCGGTGCCCAGCTTGGCGAACAAAGTGGCGTCGACCTTCGCCGCCGCATAATCCTGGCGGAAATTGACCTCGATACCCCAGTTCTTGAGGCCCGGCAGCATGCCGCGGGTGGCGTCGCCGCCGCTTGCCGCGTCGTTGGCTTCCGATTCATAAGTCAGCGTCAGGCTTTCAACGCGATCGGACAGGTCGACGCCATCGACCGAAAAGAATGGATCGGTAAAGACTTGTTTGGGCATGGGAAACTCCTGGTTACTGGATGGCGAGAATTGCGGCGAAGGTAAAGCTCGGGCCGGCGCCGCCGATGGTATAGACCAGGCGCCACCAGTCGTCGGTAACCGGGCCGGCGATCGGCGCCGCCCATTCGAAACCGATGGCGGTTTGCTGGGCGAACGTCATTCGCGTGACCGCGCTGGTAAAGCCGGCGTTGTCGTCGGACTCGACGATCACGTCTAAAGTCGGCGTGCCGCCGCTGGCGGCCGTGACATGCAGGGCGCCATAGAGTTTCTGGCCGGCGGCGATGGCGCCCAGCTGGCGGCCGTTGCCGTTGCCGGTGGCCGTTCGCGCCGCGGCCTCGTCATGCATCAGCGTGCCGCGCACCAGCCCGTCGCCGGGCGCCGGCTGCGCGCTGGCCGAAAATTCCATGACCTCGCCCAGGCTGCCGCCCGGGGAATATTCCGCCTGCAGCGCCTGCATGCTGTAGGCGATATCGCCCTCGACCGCGCCGCTGGCGCCGAAACTGAAAGGCGCGTCGGCCAGGCCGACGCGCTCGAACAGCGCCTGGTCGATATCGCCGGAAGTGTCGAAATAGCCCTCGAGCGAGGCCGCCGCCACCTTCAGCCCGGCCAGCATGCCGCGGGTGCTGTCCAGCAGGGTGGCGGCGTCGCGCGCTTCGACGCTGTTCTCGATCGCCAGCGCATTGACGACACCGCTCAGATTGTAGCCGCCCAGCCATACCCTTTGATCGCTCAATATTTGCTTCGCCATGTCGCGCTATTCCTCGTAATTGATTTCGTAATCGGCGGTGCAATTATGAAGCCGTGTTTCCGGTTCGGATAGATCAATCGCCGTCAGCGCAAAAACCACCTGCACCAGCGGCGGGCCGGCGCTTTTCCAGCGCTTCAAGGCGAGGCGCAGCTGGGCGCGGACATCCCGGGCCGCCGGCAAATTCTCGGCGTAGCAGTCGAATTGATAGCGCGCGCGGATCAGGTCGGTCGCGCCGGTGACCTGCTGCGGCTGCGGCGTTTCCTCGGTCACCAGATGAAAAACGATGTAAGGCCGCGTCACGTTCTGCGGCGCCCTGTTCGCATAGATGCGGGTCGCCACAAGGGCGGCCAGGCCGGCAAAGCCGCTCAGCCGGCTGTAGATCAGATCCTCGATATCGGCCATCAGCGCCGCTGCCGCGTCTTGCCGCGCACCCGCGGGCCGGCCAGGCGCGCCGCCTCGCGCTCGATGGCCTTGCCCAGCTGGCCGCCGGTCTTGTCCAGGGCGGCGCGTTTCGATTCCTCGAAGGCCGGCCGCGCCCAGGGCCGCGCCGGCTGGCGGCTGGTGCCGAATTCCGTGAACATGCCGTAGAAGCCGCGGCCCAGCGGGCCGACCTTGACCGCGACGCTGGCGCCGCCGCGCTCGGCGGCGCGATCGCGCCGCGCGGCTATGCTCATTTTCAGCTTGCCGGTCAGCACCGGCGCGCGCTGGCGCATCGCCTTGCGAATCACCCCGGCGCCGGCCATCAGCGCCTGGCGCAGCACCTTACCGCGGATCTTTTTCGGCAGCTTTTTCAGCACGCGGTCCAGTTCCTTCGCGCCCTCGATGCGCATTGTCTTGCGGCGAATCGGCATGACTTAAATATCTCGCACCGGACGGCGCCGGCGAATGGCCGCCAGCAATGCTGTCATGCGTGCTGTGGGGCGAAACTCCAATTGGCCGGCGGCGGAAGTCGTGTCATACCATTTATCAAGGCCGCCCACGATGTCCAGATCGCGCAGCAGCGATGCTAGTTCCCGGCGGGCATGTTCCGGCAATATCGCGGGATTCATCGCCGCCGCCTTTACCTCGCCCAACTCGGCGATTGCGTCGGTGAAATCCAGGGTCATTTCTACCTTCCCCATGCTCAGGCATCCCGCTTGATGCAGCCCAGGTCGAGGCCTTCGCGGCGGCCGCCGATTTCGGCGACAAATTCGATATCCCACATATCGGCGCCGTCGACGATGCGCATCGCCGGCCGGACGTCCTCGCGCCAGCGCAGCCGCCAGGCGGTGACCGCTTCCGCGGTGACCTGGCGCGCCGCGAACAGTTCGCGGCCGCGGCCATCCAGGCGGCGCGCCCATTCTTCCGCCAGTAGTGTCCAGCTATCCAGCGCGGCACCGCTGGGATCGCGCGTCGGTATGTTCTGTTCGATGCGCACCAGGCGGTCGAGATCGCCGGCCCGCATCAGCCAACCGCCTTCATGACGCGGTAGGGATCCAGCAGCCATTCATGCGATGCGGCCATCTTGTTGACCGCGGCGCCGATCACCACCGATTCGCGATGCTCGTACAAATGCCCGATCAGCATCAGCATGGCGCTGGCGATGCCCTCCGGGATATCGCCCGGCGAATCGCCGTAACCGGCAACGATCCGCACGGTGACCGCATTGAGCTGGCTGTAGGTTGCCGGCCAGCGCGTGCCGAAGATCGGGGCGAGGCGCGCTGGCGCGCTGTCGGCGTCGACCTGGTAGTCGGCGGCATCCAGCAGCTGGCTGGCGCCGGCATCGTCGATATAGTTGATGCTGGTCACCGATTGCAGCGGCGGCAGCGGCAATTCCACGATCTGGTCA